CGTAGCCCTTCTTTGCCATGCCGCCTGCAGAACAGGCTGAGCCTTTCTTCGACATTCCACCTGCTGCCATCTTTTTAGCTTTCATCGCGGAGCTCCTCATAGAGATTTTGTTTCAGGATGTGTGAATCGTTTTTCTGCGCACCAGAACATTCGGTGCGGGGTCTTACTTTAGCCGCCAGACAAGAACAGCGCCCGTTCCGCTTCTCGTCGCCGGACCAGCCCCGCCAGCACCACGCCATTTGACTTGCGCCATTTGAGAAATTCGTTCGCCGCACCAGCGTAGTCACCGCGATTGTACTTCATCCGCAGCGTTGACGCCTGAAGATTTCCTAGCCCGATATTGAAAGCAAGACTGACAATTGCGTCAAACTGAGGCTGACTATCAACGCAAGGAGGACATAGTCGTAAAACCCCAGCCTCAAATTTACGTAAATCCGCCGCAAGTAACGCATCAATTTCGTCAGCATCCCACACCCTGTTATGTTCCGATCTGAGTGGATACGCGGGCCTTTCGTCGGCCTTGAGTCTGGCCTGCTCTGGATACAGGACGTGGCCGTACCCTATGGTCCAGAGCTTGGCTGGGCAAAGGTAAGGGGTGCTGTGACACCCCTCAAAAGCCTTTATCAGATCGCTCATTTCTTGCTGAAAGCCTGCGACCCGAACCAGAATGCGATGATCGCCGCCAGTATGCTCATCTCATCGTCTGAAAAAACTTGCGTCATGGCGTCAGCAAAAGCCACTCCAGTGCTGTACGCGTACCAGATTCCAGCAACATCTACGACCACCAGCAGGCCAACGAAGATGTACGTCACGATAGGGCGCACGCTGGCCCGGAGGTTGATGACCCACGTTGACGCCCCGTCACCGATCTTCATGTCGTGCTTCCACATGGCGATGCGTTCTTGCGCTTGGGTCTGCATCTCGATCTGGTCGGTCTTGATTTCCTCGACCCTTGCCTGCGCGATGTAGCCTTCTTTGGCCAGAGCGATCTCCCGCTCACGCTGCATCGACACCAGCGCCAGCTCATGCTTCTTGTCGCCACGATCTTGGAAGTAGTCGAGAACCTTCGGCAGTCCGCCAGAGGCAAAGCCCAGAAGAGTAGACAGTAGGGTCATCATGATCTTTTACCTTGGCAGGGGGGCGGCGAGTCTTCGGCGTTACCGAGTTTTACCCCAGCAAGAAGTCCGATAAAACCGCCGATGATGGTTTGGAAGGCTGGGGAGATCAGTTTGAAAATCTCAGCGTTGTCGATGTTGTCGAACCACAAGCCCGCCACAAACGCAACGACCATGACCACGACCGAAACGCAGAGCGTGGCAGACACCATCAGCGTCACTGCGTAAGTGAGCCTGCCTCGGATGTCTGCCGGATCGTTCATTCTGGAGTGTCTCCACCGTTGATCTTGGACCATGTGCCCAGCACCAGAATGCCCAGAACGAACAGAGTGCCAGCACGCGCAATGGTCTGCCAGATCGTCTTCTTGATCCCGCGCCAATCTGTAATCAGTGAGCGAAGGTCACGCACATCCGTACCTGCGTCGTCGTCGTGGAGGCCGATCTCTTTCAGCGCCTGCCGGGTTTCTTCACGTACAATCGTGCGTAGCGTTTGTTCATTGATGTCCATTCGCAACCTCCTTATGCGGGCCATTGCGGGGTGGGTAATTCTGGGGCGATCTCCTCGTATCCAGACGGCAGAGGGCGTGTCCCGGCTTCGACTTCAGCAAGGATTTCGTAGCACTTGGACCATGTGTCATCACGCAGCTGGATACCGTACTGCCCCTCTGCAGCGAACTTTGGCACAAGGGACCCGCTGTAGGTGCACAGGCTAAGGATACCCGCGTAGTTGCGGGTCTTGGCGAAGGTGTCGAGGCGAGCTTGAGTTTGCGAGACAATGCTGGCCTGCAGCGCCTGATTGCGCTCAGTGGTCTTCTGGGCAATGTACGCATCCCGGTCTGCATCCGCGTCAAACACGGGGCCCGCAATGTACTTCGTGTACCAATTCCCGTTTATCTGCTCGACACCGCTGCGCTGGCTGTACTGCCACCATTCCATGTTCGACGCCTGCGGCCCTTCCATGACGACATCAGCGTCAAAGCCATCCAGCAGTTCTGCTGACAGCTGCTGGGGGAAACTTGTCTGGTTATGGAGGCTGCGAAACTCCGCTTCCTGCATGACTTGACCGGTTGATCTGATTCGGATTTCCATGATTTACCTCAAGCTATGGCCAAGAATATAAATGTCCCACCGCTGGCGTTAATTGCTGCCGGTGCCGTGCTGCTGATTTCAAACCCTGCGCTGTAGGTGTCAACGTAGTCTGTGCCGGTAACTTCCGCCGCTGTTGAGTTCATGAGCAGGTATGGATCATTTCCGGCAATAATGCCACGAGTTGAATCCCAGAAATACCAGTCCCCTGTGGAGTCAGTGCGCTTTATCATTACGAACCGTGCGCCCGCCGCGAAATCGCAGTTCACCTGCAGCGTTGTCGCTGTGCCGGTGTAGGAGCCTACCTTGCTGACTCCCGCGACTGTGGCGAAGAGGTACGCAACGTAGGTCTCTGTTGAGGTATTTACCTCTGACGCAGTACCCAAGCTGAAGACACTGCTGGTAGGGGTGGTACTGTTCCAGCGTGTTGCCCCTGTTGCTTTTGCGGCAGTTGTGTCTAAGACAAGGTATTCTGTGTTCGCTAACCCGCTCGAGTATACTTGCCACGCTGTAGCGCCGGATCGCCCCTTTACTATCATCAACTCAGGAACCACCTTGAGATTGTGCGCCTGCGTGGTGTTCGCCCCGGTCCCCGTATAGCAAACCACATCGAGAAAACCGGGAGCGCGGTCAAACAGGTAGTTGATGAACGTATTGCTCGATGCGTTGGTAATTGTGGAGGTGGTCCCGACCTTCACGCCATCCATTACATCCCAAGGATTGGCTTGCAGAATGGTTGTGCCTGCCGCTACTTGCGCTGCTGTGGATGATGTTTCCAAATAACTAGTTCCAGTAAGCCTTGCCGCAAACAAACCCCCAACTGCGGACCCTCGGTTTTTTATCAAGGCCACATCGGAAACGCCCGCCGACCCAGTAACTGTGGCATTTGTACCTGTACCGCTTCTTGCGTTCAAGCCAAACACACTTGTCGCCGTTGTAGGCACTTTCATCGGGCCACGGCGTATGGCAATGTAGACAAAAGCCCCAGAAGCATTGAAGTTGGCAATGGAGAAGCCTGTAGCGGTAGGGTTCCCTCCCGTAGCCCCCGCAATTTCTGCATCAGTAAGGTTAGCGTATAGTAGCGCCTCGGTAGACAATGACCATTCGCGCATCGTGTCAAACATATACCAATTGCCTATGGCGTCGGTTTGTTTAACAATCACCCACTGCGGCTCATACCCCAGCGTCACAGTCGCATTACCCGATCCATCCGTCGTAAACGACCCACAAGAAACGACATTGTCCGTACCCGCCAGACCAAAGCCGCCTGCGTCGTGGGCAAATAAGTAGGCTACGTAGGTGTCACCCAAATTATTTACGCTGATTTCAGTGCCTACTGTAAACACGGTACTTGTGGGCGCTGTGCTGTTCCAAGCGCTTGGCTCGCTCTGTTGAGCGGCTGATCCGTTAAGTACAAGCGTATAAGCAGCAGAGGTTAGGCTTCGGTGATATACGCGCCAACTAGTTCCCGCAGTTCCAGCAGATGTACCTCTAACCATAATACATCCGGGTACAACGCCAAGACTGTGAGCAATCGTCGTCGCACTACCTGTGCCGGTATACGTCACAATATCAAAGAACTTGGGTTGTTCGCGGAGTGTCCATGAAACGTATGTGGCGGCGTTTGTATTGTAATCAGTATCTGCCCCAATCGTAAAACCAGTGGTGCCAAATGCGGTTAGCCCTGTACTTTCAGTTGCCTCTGCTGCGTTGCTGTCGCTCGATATGGATTTTGTCGCCCCCCTTACAGTGTCAGTTAAACGGTGTCCTGTCGCGGCGCTTCTGCTTTTAATCCAAGTCAGCCCGCCGTTTCCCGATAGATCAATGTTATTAGTGATCGTCTGAGAAGACCCCGTACCCGTATAAAGGTACGTCGAAAAAACATCCTCGATATACACAGTTGCTTGCGAAACAGCAGCAGCTCGGGCTTTTTCAGCTAACATTATGCGTTCCCCACTCGTGCTCCGTAGATGGTAGTGCTTACCTTCCACAGCTGAATCACCGTGAACCCGCTGGTGTTCAGCGTGGGTGCGCTCCCTCCGTCAGTCTTCCATGTCACCGCCAAGCTGCTCCACGTAATGCTGTAGGCAGTGCCGTCGTCAACCATCAACGTAATAGACTGCCCAGCAGCCCATGTGCCTGCCGTTGGCGTGGAGTTGGCAGAGAGGGTCCAAGTCTGGATCGACCCGTTTGTGGGAGACAGTGCTGGCGTGGTGCCAGTGACCGCGAAGACTTCTTCGGTGTACCCGTCGTTAAGTGTAGGCCCGGACAGTGTGGGGCTTGTGGCGCGAACAGTGTCGCCAGTGCCGGTGGAAGTAGTCACGCCGGTACCGCCGTTGGCAACCGCCAGAGTGCCTGTGACTCCTGTGGCAAGGTTGACCGTAGCTGCGCTGGGACTAGCGTTTGTCACCGCCGCGCCTGCACCTGCGCCGTCGGACACCACTATCGCTATAGCGCCGGTTGCCACAGTGACTGTAGCGCCTGAGCCCTGCTTGATGATGATGCTCTGAGCGCCGGTCGTGGCATTCTCGATGATCCAGACCTTGCTGACGGTGTTCGGCCCAAGCGTCACAGTGCGCGTAGCCGTCAGGGAGACAGCAGAGGTGATCTTCAGGTACAGTGACCGCGTGCCGTCTGCAGTGGCATCGGGCATCGTGAACGTCTCATCGGCGTTTGCCGCCATCTGCTTGGTGCCAAGACTGAAAGCGTCGGCAATGAGAGACAGGTTGGTGTTGGTCGAGACGCCCCACGTTCCGGACTCGTCCCCCGTGGTGATCTCTTTAAGCCGAAGATCGTTGCCATACGTCGCCATCGTTTATCTCCTAAGCTGCTTCGTCTACTTCTACCCACACAGGGGTTTGTGTATCGTCCACGTTCACCCAACCGGGCGCCTGCGTATCGTTCACTTCTGCCCACGCAGAGGACTGTGCGTCGTCTACATTGGACCAGCCCGGTGTCTGCGCATCGGGGATCCCTACCCAGTTCGGGGTTTGGGCATCGTCTACATTCGTCCAGCCGCCTATTGCGACTACACCAACTGCACCTGTACCAACAACACCGGGTGCAGGGGTAATTCTAACTAGAACGGATAATACACCAACTTCTCCAACCGCACCAACGCCAGTGACGCCAAAGATCGTGGCGATTCCCACCGTTCCAATTTCGCCGTTTGCCGCAACGCCGGTAACACTTATGGACTTGCTGATGCTCGGGATTATGGTGCCAACTGCGCCTACACCCTCGACGCCTATCGGTATTGCGATGTCGTCAACTTGGACGATGAACCCGCCCATCTGACCGACGCCTTCAACGCCCGTTGGAGTAACGGTCGCCCCGAACGCGACGCTCGCTGTGCCAACTGCTCCTGTCCCGGACACCCCAGTAACGGCAACCACGTCATCTACACGAGCGGTGACGGTGCCAACGGCGCCAGTGGCGGACACGCCAGTGGGAGTAATGACCTTCCCAACCACGGCACTTACGGTGCCCACTGCCCCCGTGCCTTCGACCCCAGTGACGGGAACCACGTCGTCAACGCGGACTACTGCAGTACCAACTGCACCGGTTCCTGACACTCCAGTAACGGCAACCGAATCGTTGATGCTTACGGCGACCGTACCTACGGCACCTGTGCCCTCAACCCCGGTGACGGAGATGATAGCGACTAGGTTGACCGTGCCAACAAAGCCCTCGGCGCTTACCGACGTACCTTCACCCCAACCGCCGTTACCCCAGCTCGGGTAGCCCCATCCGTCAAAGCGGACGGTGTCATCTACACGGATACCCACCGTACCTACTGCACCGGTACCAGCGACCCCAGTGACGGCAACTGAGTCAGCTACGCTGATAGCGACTGTGCCAACCGCACCGGTTCCAGACACACCAACGGGGCTTACGACGGCTGTTACTTGGAACGCCACCGCCCCGACTGCACCGGTTGCACTGGCGGATATTGAGTTGACACCCCAACCACCGGAGCCCCAATCGCCCGATCCAAACCCACCCAAGTAAACAATGTCGTCTACACGGATTACCGCCGTGCCCACTGCACCGGTACCGGATACGCCAGTAACGGCAACTGCGTCAGTTACGCTGATAGCGACCGTACCAACTGCCCCGGTTCCAGACACTCCGGTGACCGGCTCTATGACAAGCGCCACCGACGTTCCCACTGCACCCGTGCCAGACACACCCGTTACAGCGAACGTGTCGTTGACGACAATGGCGACGGTCCCTACAGCGCCTACACCCTCAACCCCTATTGGGATCGCAATGTCATGCACTTGGACGGTAAACCCGCCTATCTCGCCTACACCCTGCACCCCGGTGGGGACGAAGATGTCGTCAACGCGGATAGAAACAGCGGACACGGAGCCGGTACCAGACACGCCCGTGGCGGGGTCTATCACAAGCGGAACGGACGCCCCAACAGAGCCTGTACCAGACACGCCAACGGGGGTGACAATGGCGGTTATTTGGAACGCCACGGTGCCCACGGCACCAACCGCGCTTACCGACGTACCTTCGCCCCAACCGCCGTTACCCCAGCTCGGGTAGCCCCACCCGCCAAAACGGACAATGTCGTCTACGCGGATGCCTGCCGTACCTACTGCACCGGTACCCGCAACCCCAGTCGGGACGAAGATGCCGTCAACGCGGAATGCAACAGTGCCGACAGCCCCGGTTCCGGAAACGCCCGTGGGAACTTTGATAACAAGCGGGACAATTGATCCAACAGAGCCGGTGCCGGACACGCCAGTAACAGCAGCCGTCTCGTTGACTGCGACGACGACCGTGCCTATAGCGCCAGCTGCTGAAATCCCGGCGACGGGGAAAATTAAACGAGGAACTACAGAAGATACAGTGCCACTGGCAGACACGCCCGTGACGGGGACGACATCGTCGATACGGATAGAGACGGTGCCAACATCGCCCGTCGCAGACACCCCAGTGACGCCGACAAGTTTGCCGACAGCGATGGTCACTGAACCTACGGAACCAACCGCTTCTACCCCGTCCACCATGTAGCAGGGGAATATGCCGCCGAAGCCGTTGTAGCCCCAACCACTTTCGCCCCAGCCTTTTAAACAGGCGGTCTTTTTAGCTAACAGGGTGAGCAGCATTGTAGGCTATCCCAGAGTGCGAAGCTTCGCAGGCAAAAGAGTAACCGCTTACCCGCCCTCTAATACAGCGTCATACCAACGCTATAATCTCTTGGCTCACGGTTGAAAGGTGCGACTGCAGAAGCACAATGTCGTACTTGTCTGTGCCATCAATAGCCGCGTATGCCGCCATTCTACCGCCTACTACAGCCGTACCGCTCTGCAAAAAATCAGTTGGGGTGTATGGACTCAGCACTCTGTTTTTGGCGTCAAACCTAAAGATTTGGTTCACCGCAGAGGCCACGTATGCGTTGACGTAGGTAAAGCGCCCCTCCTGCCCAAATGGGGCATACGCGCCAGTGGTGCCCGTGCCCAGCGTCACCCCGCCGTCATACGTAATCGCCCCGGTCCACGCCCCAGTAACGCCCCCCGCTATGTCGAACAAATCCAGCGTAGTGGCGCCGCCTCGGAAGAAGTAGTTGTAGCTGTGCCTTGCGTTTCTGGCGGGGTCTATCTCTATACCAAAAGACGGCGCCCACAGGTTGCCAGCGGCGTTTACCGCAGGCCCCACGGCGTAGTACCCCGTTGACCAATTGTTAGCAGAAATAGTGTTGGTACCGTTTGTCATGGACGCATCGGTGTAGTTGTACACGTATGTGGTGGTGTTTGCCGCTGTCCTGAGAACAATCTGGTTGGGCTGCTCTATGACGAACTTGGCACTGCTGCTCGGGGTGACGGTCCAGTTCGCGCCCATAGTGTAGACGGCGCTCGGTCCCGCCGTGTGGCTGGCAATGATGCGGCGCTGCCCAACTGCAGTTGTGTTCACCGTGTCCTGCACAATTCGTATCTGGAAGTTTCGGTACTCGTTGGCCTTTACTGCCGCGTCGCCAAGGGCGGCTTGTCCTGTAATTGTGCCCGCAGCGGCGGCTGTGGCAGATAGCGCTTTGCGAGACACGACGTTGTTATCGTACTCGAACGCGCCCTTCACCATGCCCTCCCCCGGCTCGCAGTTGTACGGGGTGTACTGCTCGTCCATGACAAGGATTGCGCTGTCTGTAGCAATCGTAGGGAGGTTGGTGGTGCCGAGGTTGGTCAGCGTGTTCGTTGCCACCTCAAAAGAGCGCCAAGACGCCGCCGCGATAGCGCCGGAACCAAGCATATACACTTCGCCAGACAGGATTTCATATCGGGCGCCAGTGGCGGGGGTAAACGTGAACACGGCATCGACGGTTATAACCGGTGTGGTCCCGCTGGTGTTACCAACTATGAACCGCTCTTCGGTTTTTCCCGCAACAGTGTCTATGATGCGGATTTTGAACCCGTAGTCCCCGGAACCGCCACGGTTCGCCAACATGTTTACGCCAACTGCTGTGGGGAGCGCCGTAGACAGCGTTACGGAGCTGGTCGTGGCACCTGCCGCTATGGTCCCGACCAGAGCAAAACTGGGCGCAAAGCACGACGTGGAGCTGGCAGCTACCGCTGATACCCCGGAGCTGACCGCCAGCCCCCACCCTTTAGTGACGATATTGAAACGGTTGAGCACCGTGGTCGAGATCAGGTTGTACACAAACGGATTGCGCGACACATCGCTACGCAGGTCAGAACACATAGACGTGCCCGCTGCACTGGCGTTCGGAGACGGCGCCACTTGCGCCCACAACAACCTATCTATTACCTTCTTGAACGTGTTCGCCATTTACGACCTCATGTGATTCGTGATCTTACGCAGGCGTTCCACGCCGCAAGGTTTTGCCCGTACACCTGAATCTGGCCTTGCAGCCCACCAATACTGGCCAAGTTGGTAACGGACGCCACTGTCGATACAGTGGTCACCGTGGTCACCGTGGTCACTGTAGATACCGTGGTAAGTGTGCCGCTTTCTATGACCCCGGTAACGCGTTGACGCTGCAGGGACTTGTCGTACCCCCTCGGGGAGTCCATATACTGCAGGAGCAGAGTCGTAGCAACGCTGTCGTCAGAATGAATCATCACTGGCAACGGCTGCACGGCAGATACGTCCTCCGCCGCGCCATCTTCCCCAAACGCCAGCTTTACTCTCTGGTAAAGGGCGCCGCCAACGTCATCCGCTGCAATTATCGCCCCCGCTCCGGGAGTGTATCCGACGTTATCTGTCATAGAGACCTCACGCTATGCGGATAATCGCAGTAGCCGCTGCAGCAGCAGGGAACTGAATCTGGAAGTCGCCGCTGGAAACAGTCTGGTCACCGCCGAACGACAGCACCGCCGCTGCCCGGTTTGAAGAGCTGGTGTTGTAAATCAGCGCTCCGCAAGTCGTGAAGGTAGCAGCCGTCCACGTAGTGTCCGCGAAGTCAGTGAACCCTGTGGTGCCAGAGGTCGTCGGCGTCACGTTGGTCAGCGTGTTGCCGCCCGTGGTGTAGCCGCTACCGCTGCCCAGTTCGTCAGTGGTCAGGTTGCTGTAGTTGGTCGTCGCTGCGCCATACGTGCCAGCACCAGCGGCGGTGGCTTTGAGCAGTGCGATCTTGAACACGTTACCCGTGCTGAGTGTGAAGTTGTGCAGAGCCTGCAGAACCTCGCCTTTGAAGCTCGTGGGCATCGCGGTTGTTATAGAAATTGGCATGTTAAATCTCCAGTAGTTTCACAAGCTCCGGATGCCCAGCGGCGCGGAAGCGGTTAGTGAGTGTAGTATGGTTGGATTTGACCGCTTGGTGCAAGGCTTCCACCAACACGACCCGTATTTGTTCTTTGTAGGCTTCTGCCTGCGCCCTGATGACAGGGTTGGAGCGGTCGCCTATGTAAATGATCTTGTCCAGCGCCCGCTCCGCCAACTCCTCTGGGGTGAATCCGCGCCCTGATACTGAGGTCGCTGTTATGATCCCCAGAGATGCCCCGCCTGCTGTGCTTATCATCCTGCTATCTTCCTCTTGGTTTTATAATTATGGCTTATGGTCCCGGCGATGCTGAAGGGACGGGCAGACGGATCATGCCGTCTCGGTACTCGTCTCTTCGACGACGGCCCTGCTGCTCAATGCCCAGACCTTGAATCGCCTGCTTGTAGCTTGCATCGAAGAAGGCCAGCATCTCTGCGGGGCCTTTGGTGTAACTGTAGGCCTGAATCAGGCAGGCGTATAGAAGTGCCTCTGGGACATTGTCGCTGATCCACGTCGTCGGATTGGCAGAAGAAAGCTGCGCAGGCCTGTAGAGATACCCCAGCTCCACTGTGTAGTTGCTGTTCGGCGTAGGGGCCACATAGAACGTGTTCTGGTCCCACACAGAGTAGTACTTCGGCACGCCGGTTGCGGCCCCGTCTGCCCAGTACTCTTTCATGAAGGAGGTGTCTCGGAAATCCAAGAATACCTGATCGTCCCCCACCGTGACCATCATGTAACGGTGCGTCAGGAGGTCACTCGGTGCAGCCAGAAACTTGTTGCCACTGGTCATCGTGCCCGTAGACTCTTTCTTGAAGACATCCAAGTCAATGTCACGCAGGATCCGGTTTTCAGCCATCGTGATAAACGTATTGATCACGGCGCTGCTGAAGACGTTTGCATCGACGTTGGTGTAGTTCCGAATATTAGTAACCAGCTCGTCGTATGTCATCAAGTTATCCCCACGGTGACCTGTCCAACGTAGCCAACGCCTTCGACAGCATTTTGCTGCGGGAAGGGCTGCATGTTCACGGTATTAGAAGCGCTGCCAATGCTTTGAAACGCAGAGTCTGCAGGCACTCCCAAGTACACAACGACTGGCTCTACTCTGTCAGGTCTAGGGTCGCGTAGCGCAATCGCATCGCCAGTATACCGCAAAGGCTTGATTTGCGGCTCTTTCGGCTCGTAGTCATCTGGACAAACCATGAAGCCGCGCCAGTTTTTGCGCAACACTTTGTACGGGTATCTCTGCCCACAGAAATCGCACAGGCCATACGAGAACTTACCCGTTGCAAAAGCCATCTCACACCCCGAAATCAGGGACTATGTGGAAACTTGCAGTGTCCCTATCCTCTAAAGCGGCCCGCTGAAAGTCTTCTTCATAGATCTGCTTCAGCGCACCGGTCCTGTCTGGCATGTACTTCAGAGAAAGCATGTAAGACAGGCCTGAGGCCAGACATGGGAGAAACCGGAAGTTCACGTCTGAAGTGTTTTCGTAACTTCCTGCGTCTTGAATGCGACGTATCCGGTAGTAAACGAAGGTGTACACCTGATCTGCCGCCGGATACAGATACACCTGCGGAGTGTTACTACGTTCCACGTAGAACTGTGCAGGCCGCGCTTGGGTCGTCTTGTTGGGCAGATCCAAGTACTCCTCGCGGCTGATCCGATCGATGGAGACATCCTGCTGCTGGCCTGTCGTGTTCTGGCGGATAACCGCAGACAGGACGTTGACCGTATCCAGCGGAAGATTTAACACCCGGCTGCCCTGCGTCAGTGCGATCGTCGATTCCTCGATCGTCCACAGGTTCAGGCCACGGTTGGCCCAGTCCAAGAACAACAGATTCAATGAGCGACGCGCCGAGGAAAGCTGATACCCAGAGGTCATCCGCAAGCCGCAGCGCTCGAAGGCCTCTTCAATAAGGTCGTCGATGCTCAAATTGAAATCTGTGGTTCCAGATGTGCTCATGAGCAGACCGCGCAGCTCTTAGTTTTGCCCGTCGCCATTTTCTTTTTCTTCTTGGCCATGCCGCCTTTTGCCATCATGACGGGGCCGCTGGTCTTGCTTGTTTCAGACAACATTCGGTTTCGAGGACCCTGTCCAACTGCGCCACCGCCCCGTGTTGCCGCACCCATTCCACGTCCAGCCATGTCACTATCCTCGCTTTTTTGGTTTTTTAGCCGTTTTGGCAGATTTCGTAAATGCCGAAATTTCAGGAGCACCCTTGCTACCCGGTTTGCGCATTGACTCCCCGGATCCAGCCTTGATGCGCTCTCTTTTTGCATGAATATTTGCGTACAAGCCTTTTTTCGTAGCCATCAGCACTTCCACCTTCGTCTCGCCTGCCTGAGCCTGCTATCCGGATCCTTCGCGGCCTCTGGGAAGTCCTTCATTTGACCAGCTGATCGCGCGCAAAACGACTTGCGGCGCTTGGTACGAGCAGGGGCTGGGCTGTCTTCGGTCACCGCAGTCTTGAGCTTGCTGCCCGGATTGGCTTTGCGGTATGCCGCCACGCCTTTCTCAGTCATGCCAGCCCCAGACTTGGTTGGGCGGAAATTACCGCTCTTGACCGAAGTCTTGATGCCCATGTCCTTGCTCTTGGTTGCCATCAGGCAGCCGCTCCGCCTTCAAACAACAGCGTCACGCTTGTGACCTGCGCGTCATTGAAGTCGATGAAGACCCCCTCATCAAACAGAACCCCCATGTCAGGGATAATGAGGTCGTAGCCGCCAGCTGCGGCAGGGGTGGTGAGCGTCATCTTTGCGGTGCCTGCCGTAGTGGTGCCGTTCTTCAGTGCAAAGGACGACGCGGTAGAGGAGCATGTAAAGTACACCCCCACCACTCTGGTGCGGCCCGTGATGGCAGAGGCATCTGCCGTCTTGGTGACCGTTTGAATATTACTGAAGCTCATGCGACTTACTCCTTAATGAGACCCTGCAGTATCATCGCTTTTCGCGCAGCAGAGCCCACGGGAGGCAGCTCTGCAGGTGCAACGGCTGGCGCAACTACGGGTTCCTTGGTGGTCTTTTTGGCCGGCTTTTTGGCCTTTTCGACATCACTCATGGATTACTCCTTATCGGGTCTGCGCGCCGAAGATGTAGTCCAGCGTGGTCGCACGGGTGCCAGAGGCACTGCCTGAAAGACTCATCGCCGCCAGCGCCATGTTCTCAGTGTCAGGAATGTTGGTCTGGTGAGTTGCAACCAGCTTTCCATTGATGAAGAAATAGACGACGCCAGTTCCTACTGCTTGAAAGCCAAGAACAACGTAGGTGTCGTTTTCCAGATCGACCAGCGAGTCTGTGGAAGTCTCAACTCCGCCTTTCTCTGTTTTGCACAGGATAGAGGCATTGCCGTCGTCCACTTGGAACACGATGCGGTCAGCGGCAGTCAGCATGTTTTCTGGGTTGGTCACAAAGTTTACGGTCAGGCCGACACAGATATCAGTCTGAGCAGCATCATTGCACTTCAGGCGCGTCTGGAAGTAGAGCACCTTGTCGGCGTCTACTGAGAAAACTTCGTTGCCCTGAATCGAGGCGCCGTCGTTGTCGGTCGTTGCGGCGGAAGTCAGGGCAACTTCGCCACCTACTGTGTCGGCCACGATGGCAACAGAGGCGCTTGCGTCTTTCACCACAGTCCAGTTGTTTGTGCTGTCGATGGCTACTTCTACAAAGTCATCGAGGAGAGAGAAGACAGACAGGTTTACGCCGATGGGCATATCTGCCATGCCAGCAAAATAGGCTGTGTTGTTTGCGCCAGAATAGAGTACGGGACCGGAGAAATGCGTATTCGCCATTTGAGAGCCTCACATGCGAGTGTTGCGCTTCAGTCTGCATGTCGTCCGCCCGGTCGGTCTGCAGCGCGTAAATGGTTCCGGGGATGCCCCCAATATATAGAAAAAAAAGGGGAGCTACAAGAGCTCCCCTCTTTCATGCAGGCCCTAGACTTACGGAGTGCCGGGCGAGCCGAACATGCCGCGCGGGTCGCTGAAGCCGAAGCTGTAGCGCTCACGAGCCTTGTATCGCACGTTACCGGTATCGAAGTCGCCTTCAAAGCCGGTCTTGATTGCGGCGCGGTTGAACATCTTCATGCCGTTCGGAGCGTCTGTCTTGATGAAGAACGCATCTGGATCGACAAGGAAGTGGTTCACAGTGTAACCCTGCGGAACCATGCCCATGTTGCGGATGGCATTGATGTCGTTGTCGGCTGTGCCTACGCGCAGCGTTGACTTCATAATGCGATCAGCAGTGAACTGAAGCTCTTTCGGGATGATCAGCTTCAGGCCCTGAATAGCGATCTTCAGGCCGCGCTCATCAGTGAAGGCGGCGATATCAATCAGCGCCTGCTCCAAAGAGGTTTCAGACAGGTCTGCAGAAACAGACAGCTCGTTGCGCAGATCCGGGCCACCCAGCGTGGGGTGATCGGTCGCGCACAGCGGCTTGCCGTCGCCACCAACAGAGGTGGTGAAGGCGCCGTTCAGGATGGCAGCAGCTCTGATTTGCTTGGTCTGCGCCATTGAACGAGCCAGTGCCTTGGTGTAACGCACAGACAGACGATCGTAGAGGTTATCTTCTACAGCTTCTTCTGTCAGGCTGAACGCCAGAGCGATGGTTTCGTGGGTGTAGCGAGCCGTGTAGACTTCCTGCGCGCTGTCATATGCGACACCTGCGCCTTCATTCTTTGTCGGGGCTTCACCGAAACCAGACAGCATGACTTCTTCTTCAAATGCGCGGTCGGAAGATTCGATTGAGTAAATCTCCGCGTGCTCATTTTCGTAGTTGTCATACTCCATACCGAACAGAGCATTCAAACCGGGCTCAAGTTCGGCGACTAATTGGGAACGAGAAATAGCCATGAGTTAGCTCCTATTCGTTAAGGCGCAGTATTGGCAACGCCAGTGCTGCCATACAGGTGCGTGTTGATTTTAACCACGACATCAACGTGATTTGTTGCACGCTCATTGCCGGGAGTGTTGTAGAAGCCCACAATCTTCAGCACCAGTGTTGCAGTGTTGGCGATCAGCGAGGAATCCAGCTCAGTGGCAGACACACCAGTAAAGGTGCTGCCAGCGGTGTAGGCGATAGGGGCATTGAGCCCGATGTCTGCCTGCACAACGTCTTCGTCGGCCTGAATCAGGAACAACTGATTTGGGTCATCCAGCACTTCTGCGGTGATAACACCGGCAGTGATGTTGACGGAACCCGGATAGTAGTTCTTCCATGTGGGCTTGCCACTTGTCGGATCAATGTAGTTACAGCCATTGAATACGCCCAGCGCTGACGTGTGCAGCGTGGAATCGTACTTGACGACATAACCGCCAGAGAGGGTGACCAGATCCCCTTGATAAATAGCGCCAGACTGGTTGTCGTTGATCTCATAAGCGTACTGCTTCTGAGCTCCAGTGGCGGACAAATTACCAAGCGGGCGCAGGCCAAATGCCTTGTCTACGTTTGCCATAGTGAAATTTCCTTTTGAAAGAGATTATTCGGAGGACCGAGATCCACCGACGCTTACTTTGGACTGCCGCTCTGGGGAATGTATGCGCATGCTCGAATGCGCATTACTCTTCAGCAGGTCGTTGTCTGCAGCCTTGATTTGATCGTGTGTACGGCTCTTATAAAACGCCCGTCTCTCGTCTGCTGTTTCGTCGGGGATTCTCGCCAGAACAACGTCACCAACAGAAATCACGCCGGCATGTCGTCCGTCGTCCAATGCCTGCCCTGAAAACTCAGGGTACTCATCGGCACGCACTAACTCATAGCCTTCGCGCATTTTTGAGCTGATGTTCATTCTGTCGTCAACCCCACCAGCCTCTCGTCTGATCCAGCGGTGCTTATAACCATCTGGCGCAGGAGGAGCATCGAGTCGTGAGGGAGGTGCCCAAGGCTTGCGACGCGCAGCAGTTTCTCGAGATTCAGAGCCTCGTGCGCTGCGATTTAATTTTGGTACAACAATGTCGTTTTCGCTCATGGTCATTACCTTTTCACGTATTGGGCGTATTTTTCGAGCGGCACCCCTAGTTTCTTTGCCATCGCAACTTCACTAGGTTTGAGCCGGATCGAACGGCGTGCTGAAGTATTCAGTCCCGATGATCGGGTCGCAGAGGCAACGGTTTGCACGGGTCGGCTGCTTCTGGTTTGTTGGGGCGCAGACTCAGAAAACTTCTTTGGGAAGATTTCCTGCATTCTGCGATCTATCTCATCATAGTACTCATCTGACTGTGGGTCAAATCCTTCATTTTTAACAAGATCGACATGAATTCCTCGAACCGTGTTGGTCATCACAACGTCCGAGCCAAACCATGTATTCTTCTCTGCCCACTCCTCTGCACGCACATCCGCGCGTCGGGGGGCCTGCTGAACCGGAGTCTGCTGCTGCGCGGACTGCGGCACCTGCTGCTGTATCCGGCGAACCTGAGCCTCTTGGTCGAGGAGCTGGCGCTGCTCCATGAGGGTCGTCGTCAAGCGCTGACTGGCCTCAGTCTCGGTATCAATGTCACCCTCTTCGCGCGCATGGCGGATGACGTTCTTCAGCGCAGTGATCTGTGTTTCAACGCGACCCTTTGCCTCCCCGACACGCGCAACCGCCGTCTGCTCGTACTGCTTCTGCAGCTCTTCGTTTCGGGTCTGGACGCTTTTGGCGTACTCAAGTGCCGACTGCTCGCGGCGCTCAGTCTCGCGCAGGCGTGCTGTCAGCTTATCGATGCGCTTTTTGACCTTGTCGGAGTACTGGTCCAGCTCCTCAGAGTTCGGTCCATTCTGCACAACGCTGGTGGTCTTCCCCTGCGTATCCTCAGAAATGGTTACCGTCGCCTCCTGCTCACCGTCCCCGATATCAAACTCCAACTTCTCTTCTGAATCGATCATCATAATTTCCTCATCACTTGTGCAATATACTTGCGGGATCGGACACAATTCCCAAAATCTCATCATCGTTCAGAAGGCGAATTTCCCCGCCCTCAATCTGGATTCGAGATCCGGCGTAACGACCAAACACCACCCAGTCACCGGGCTTGCACCACGCGCCATCGGGGAACTTGCTTTCGTCCGCGTAGGCGAGCGGGCCCAGCTTGAGCACGTAGCCCACGTTGGTTGCCAGTTGAGTGCGTTCAGTGGTTTCTTTGGTCAGCACAATGCCGCCCTTTGATGTGCCAGCGCCGCGATAGGGCAGCAGCGCAAGGCGCCACCCAGTTGGCTGGGGTATCAGGTCCAATACGCTTTGCGAGAGTCCCTCGTCGGGGACCTTGCCGTCATCGTTGTAAGCGTCATTGAGCGAGGGTTTGGCGTTTGATTTTTCTTGCGCCCATTTTTCTTCAAGCGTTGTCAACTTTTGTTGCATCGTTCAATCCTCTGAGTGTTTATCAAGTTCGCCTTTCACAATGCTTTCTGAAAGCCGAATACCTTCCAAGCGCCCCATCAGATAACGATACCGCTCCATGTCGTTGACCCCGCCGCTCAGCACAAGCTGC